TGATGCTAACGCTATCGCTCAAAGAACTCGTAGAGGAAAGGGCAACACCATCATCTGCTCTGCAGACGTTGCTTCCGCTCTAACCATGGCTGGTGTACTTGATTACACCCCAGCCCTCAACGTAGGTCTAAATGTTGATGACACTGGTAGCACCTTTGCTGGTGTTATCAACGGTAAGTATAAGGTATACATCGATCCATATTCGGCTAACCTATCTGCCCAGCAGTACTATGTTATCGGCTATAAGGGTCAGAACCCTTATGATGCTGGTCTCTTCTACTGCCCATATGTTCCTCTCCAAATGGTTCGTGCCGTTGGTCAGGACACCTTCCAGCCTAAGATTGGCTTTAAGACCCGCTACGGCATGGTCGCTAACCCATTCGCTGAAGGAACCAGCCAGGGCAGCGGTGCTCTCCGTGTTAACGCTAACCGTTACTACAGAAGAGTACAAGTTACCAACCTTATGTGAGTCACTCTCCGATTCACCCAGACCCCCGCAAGGGGGTCTTTTTTTATCTAAATATTTAAAAGTCACGATTAATAATGGCATTTCCAAATCAAATTGCCAATAGAAATTTCTTATCTCCTATTGGGGTTAAGTTTATTTTATCAAAGTATCCCAAGGTAGATTTCTTTAGCAATAAAGCAAATATTCCTGGAATTACATTAGGAGTAGCCATTCAACCTACATACTTAAAAGATATTCCTGTTCCTGGTGACAAACTACAGTATGACGATTTAAGTTTGACTTTTATTGTTGATGAGAACATGGAGAATTATCTAGCCATTTATGACTGGATGGTTGCCTTAGGATACCCAGAAAATGTAAGTCAGTTTAATGAATTAAGATTAGAAGATAGGTACTACCCTGCGGATAGCAACAAAGATATGTACAACCAGTATTCTGATGGTGTACTTCAAATTTTAAACAGTAACTATCAACCAAAGTTTCAAGTTAAGTTTAAAGATCTATTTCCAATATCTTTAACCACATTAGAATTTGATGCTACAAACACTGACTACAGTTATTTTAGTGCAACCGTTACATTTAAATACACAATCTTTCAAATGAAAACTATTGGTGGAGCTATTTTATGACCCTTGATGAAATTCAGGATATGTGGGAAACCGACTCTATTATTGATCCTGATAATTTACATTTAGAATCTTTAAAGATACCACAATTACACGCAAAATATTTTAAAATTTATAACAATTTAAAATTATTAAGTAAAAAAAATTACTATGACATGAGTGTCGTTAAAAAAGATCGACATGAATATTACAGTGGCAAAGCAGATCCTGAAGTTTATACTGCAGAGCCTTTTCCGTTTAAAGTTCGTGATAAAGAAAGTATGGTTCGTTATCTAGATGCAGATAAAAAACTTACTGGCATGAAACTGAAAACTGAGCTTTATGAAACTATGATAAATTATATTGAAGACATTCTTAAAGTAATTCTTAATAGAACATATCAGATCAAGAATGCCATCGAATTTCAAAAATTTACTGCTGGTTATAGTTGATGAGTCACTTAGTTATCTCTAAAAAGAATGAAGTCTATCTAAAGATCCAATCAGAACCACACGTATTACAAGAACTTTCAGATAGATTTACCTTTGAAGTACCTAACGCAAAATTCATGCCCCAATATCGTAGAAGATTTTGGGATGGAAAAATACGATTGTTCTCCACACATACAGGAGAAATTTATGTTGGATTATTAGATAAAGTTATAGCATTTTGTGAAAAATTAAATTATACTTATGAGTTTCGTGATAGTAAATTTTATGGAGTGCCATTTGAAATTAATGACATGATATCTCGTGAAGGTGTCACAGATTACATGAAAAAGATTTCAAAGTATCCTCCCAGGGATTATCAACTGAATGCAGTTTACAGGGCTCTGAAGTACAATAGAGGATTATTAATTTCCCCAACAGCATCTGGTAAATCTTTAATGATTTATTCTGTTGTCAGGTATTATGCCGAGAAAGGAATGTCAATTCTCATTGTTGTCCCAACAACTTCTCTCGTTGAACAAATGTATAAAGATTTCCAAGACTATGGTTGGGATGCTGAAAATTATTGTCATAGAATTTATTCTGGAAGAGAAAAGAGCAATGAAATGCCAATAACAATTACAACTTGGCAATCTATCTACAAGTTGGAGAAAAATTGGTATTCAGATTTTGATGTTGTCATTGGTGATGAAGCGCATTTATTCAAATCAAAATCTTTGGTTGACATCATGACCAAACTTTTAGATTGTAAATATCGTTTTGGTTTTACTGGAACACTGGATGGAACACAGACACACAAATGGATTTTAGAGGGTTTGTTTGGACCTTCATACAATGTAACTAAGACAAAGGAATTGATTGATAAGGGGCATATATCAAAACTTGATATTAAAATTTTACTGCTTAAGCATGAAGCTCAAAAGTTTAACACCTATGAAGATGAGATTCAATATTTAATTTCTCATTCTAAAAGAAATAATTTTATTAAAAATTTAAGTCTTGATTTAAAAGGGAATACTTTGATTCTTTATAGTAGGGTCAACACCCATGGACGGGTAATTTATGACATAATAAATAGTAGTATAACGAATGATCGTAAAGTATTTTTTGTTTATGGTGGTGTCGATGCTGAGGAACGTGAGGAAGTAAGAAGAATTACAGAACTTGAAAACAATGCAATAATCATTGCTTCTTACGGAACATTCAGTACAGGTATCAACATCAAAAACCTTCACAATGTAATCTTTGCATCACCATCCAAATCAAGAATCAGAAATCTTCAAAGTATTGGTAGAGTATTAAGAAAAGGAAATAAAAAAGAAAAAGCTGTTCTTTATGATATTTCTGATGACATTTCAACAAAAAATTTAAGGAACTATACTCTTAATCATCTTATGGAAAGAATTAAAATTTATAATGAAGAAGCATTTAATTATGAAATTGTTACAGTTAGTATGAAAAAATGATAGAAGACGATTTCTTAGCATCTATAAAGTTAAGAACAGGTGAGGAAGTAATCTCTTCCGTATGTGCATCAGATGAAGATACTGGTATCATTTTAATTCTTGATAATCCTATTGTTATGAAAGAACATGATACTCCATTAGGTACAGTTGTACGTGTTGAACCCTGGATTAAATATGCAGGAGAGACAATGCACTTTGTTGATATGGATGATGTTATTACAATGTGTGAGGTTACAGATGAAAAGATTATCTCTGTCTATGATCAATATGTAAAGGAAGTACAGTTTGGTTCTGGTAAGATAAAGCCTACTAGAAAGATGGGATACATATCTAAACTAGAGGAATACAGAAAAGACTTAGAGAAACTCTATAAATCCTCTAATAATTAATAAAGATATTTTTATCAACCTTAGCAGAGTTATTATAGCCATATTTGGGAGTCTTGTCAAGTCCCCCTTTTTATGTTAGAATAAGACCATTAACGGATCTAATTATGGCTAAACGAAGGGCTAATGCAGAACACTACGTCAACAACAAACAGTTCCTTGAGGCACTGACTGACTTCAAAATATCAGTCAATAAGGCAAAGGATCGAGGTGACCCAAGACCACGTATCCCACGATACATTGGTGAGTGTTTTCTTAAAATTGCAACACACCTATCATACAAACCAAATTTTGTCAACTATATGTTCCGTGAAGACATGATTTGTGACGGTGTGGAAAACTGTGTTCAGTATATTGATAACTTTGATATTAATCGTGGCAATCCCTTTGCATACTTTACTCAAATTATTTACTATGCATTCCTTCGTAGAATTGAGAAAGAAAAGCGTCAGTTAGATATTAAAACTAAAATTTTAGAGCAATCTGGATTTGACGAAGTGTTTGTTTCTGATGGAAATATTTTAGACTCCAGCGATTCTGATTACAATACTATTAAAAGTAATGTCCGTCAAAAAATGACGTATAACTGATGAAAGTAGCTATTATTACAGACCAACATTTTGGCGTTAAAAAAGGAAGTAAGATTTACCATGATTACTTCCAAAAATTTTACGATGAAGTATTTTTTCCAACGCTAGAGAAAGAAAACATTTCTATGATTTTTGATCTTGGTGATACTTTTGATAGTCGTAAAGTAATTGATTTGTGGAGTCTTGATTGGGCAAAGAAAAATTATTACGATAGATTGGAAAAAATGAAAGTCCAGGTTTGGACTGTTATTGGTAATCATACTGCCTACTATAAAAATACCAACCAATTTAATACGGCAGATATTCTTTTAAACAAATACGATAATGTAACTAAGATTCATGAACCAACTGAACTTGTAGTTGGCGATCTTCAAATTCTTTTTATTCCTTGGATTAACGAAGAAAATGAAAGTCTTACAATGAGAATGATTGATAGTACCAAAGCAAAAGTAGCGATGGGTCATTTAGAGTTGAGTGGGTTTTCCATGTATCGTGGAATGGTTCAAGACACTGGGCTAGATCCTCAAATCTTCTCTAAATTTAAAAGAGTTTTTTCTGGACACTATCATACAAGATCTAATAATGGAAAAATTTTTTATCTGGGAAATCCTTATCAAATGTATTGGAATGATTGTGATGACAATCGAGGATTTCACATCTTTGATACTGAAACTTTAAAGTTAACTACAATTAATAATCCATTTGAACTTTTCAAGAAGATTAATTATAGTAATACAAATCATCAGCTGTATGACTTCAGAGAATGTGAAAATAAATACGTTAAGTTAATTGTTGACAAGAAAACAAATCAAGCCAAATATAATCATTTTCTTGATAAGTTGCTTGCGTCTGATTGTCATGAAGTTAAGATAATTGAAAACTTTTCAGTTAACGATGTTGATGATGTAGATCTTGCTCAAATTGAAGATACTGTTTCAATTCTAAACAAATATGTTGAGGATTCTGACATCTCTTTAAACAAAAAAACAATAATGTATCATATAGAGGAAATTTATAGAGAAGCATGTGAGGTCGGATAATGTATGTCATAGCTTTAAAAGACAATTTTAGTGAAGGACTCTATGCAGTAGAAAATGAATTCGGACAAAAAGTTCTCTATTTATTTTCTGATGAAGACGATGCCGAACGATATGTTGGTCTTTTAGAAGCAAATGATTATCCAGAGTTGGAAGTCATAGAAGTAGAAGAAAAGAAGACTATAAAAATTTGCGAAGCAAACAATTACACTTATTTGATTATTAATTCCGACGATTTATTGATTCCCCCTGATTATCATGATTACATTCAAGACGATTAAATGGAAAAATTTTCTCAGCACAGGCAATCATTGGACTGAGATTAAATTGAATGAATTTGAAAATACGTTAATTATTGGTACTAATGGTGCTGGTAAATCTACAGTTCTTGATGCTTTAACATTTGGTCTTTTTAACAAACCATTTAGAAAGATTAATAAGCCGCAGCTAATCAATTCTCAAAATGATAAAGATTGTTTAGTAGAGATTGAATTTAGTATTGCTAACAATGAATATAAAGTTGTTAGAGGCATGAAGCCAACTGTATTTGAAATTTATAAAAACACTGAGAAGCTTCCTCAGAATGCAGACTCTAAAGATGATCAGAAACATTTAGAACAAAATATTTTAAAACTAAACTATAAGTCTTTTACTCAAATCGTTGTCCTAGGTTCTAGTAGTTTTGTACCTTTCATGCAACTTCCTGCTGCAGGACGTAGAGAAGTTATTGAAGATCTTCTCGACATTAAAATATTTTCATCAATGAATGATGTCATTAAGATTAAGTTAAAAACAACTAAAGATCAAATTAAAATTTTAGAACTTAAAGAAGATTCCATGGAAGAAAAAATTTCCATGCAACAATCTTTTATCACACAACTTCAAGAACTTGGTCAAAAAGATATTGATGATAAGATGACCAAGATTAATGATGTGCTTAGTCAAGAAGAAGTTACAGTTGCTAACAATAAAATTACTCAGGAAAAGTTAGATTCTATAACACAAGACCTAGAAAACTTTTCTAATCCCACAGAGAAGCTTCGTAAGCTTGGAAACTTAAAGGGAAAACTTTCTCAAAAAGTATCAATCATTACAAATGAGCACAAGTTTTTTACAGAGAATATGGTTTGCCCAACTTGCACTCAAAATATTGATGAAAGATTTCGCCTAGATAGAATTGCAAACGCTCAAAATAAAGCAAAGGAGTTGCGAACAGGCTATGAAGACCTGGAGAAAGCAATTAAAGAGGAAGAGGAAAGAGAGCGTTTATTTATTGCCCTTTCTAAAGAGGTAACATCTTTAACGCATGAAATTTCTCACAACAATACTAAAATCTCTGGATACCAACAACAAGTCCGAGAATTACAATCAGAAATTCAAAAGACTACCGAACAACTTGAAAATCAAAATATTGAACATGACAAGTTAGAAGGATACCAGAGATCTTTGGGTGAAATTCAAAATAATCTTTCCAAACAAAAAGACTCCTTAGGTTACTACGACTTCATTTATCTTCTTCTCAAAGATGGTGGGGTAAAAACTAAAATCATTAAACATTATCTGCCATTAATTAATCAACAGGTTAATAAGTATCTGCAGATGCTTGACTTCTACATTAATTTTAGTCTTGATGAAGAATTCAATGAAAAAATTAAATCACCAATTCACGAAAACTTTTCGTATTCCTCCTTCAGTGAAGGAGAAAAGATGAGAATAGATCTGGCTCTTCTTTTTACTTGGAGAGAAGTAGCCAGACTTAAAAACTCTGTTAACACTAATTTATTAATTATGGATGAAGTGTTTGATAGTTCTCTTGATGGATTTGGTACTGATGAGTTCTTGAAAATTATTCGTTACGTTATTAAAGATGTCAATATTTTTGTCATCTCTCACAAAGCAGAATTACACGATAAATTTAAGAACGTAATAAAATTTGATAAAGTAAAAGGCTTTAGCCGCGTAGTCTAAATAATTTAAATCATAGTATTCCTATATGCTGTCTACACAATACAGACTTCGTTTAGAGGCAATTTGTAATAAAATTGTTGAAGGTGAAGAAGTAAGTTTAGAAGACATGATTTGGGCAGAGAAGTTAGCAAAATCAAATAGAAGCGCAGCAACGATTCTTAGACAAGCACGTAGAACGGCATCAAACCCAGAGATGCAAGAAGGAGATATGGATGATTTTTTGAACCAACTTGATATTGGTGGGATTGGACACGAATCTAAAGGAATCTCTGGATTTGGTAACGTTGATGATATAGTAGAATGGTTTACGCAAGACAAACCAGAAGACTGGAGACAGCATGACTAACACTCCAAACTGGCAGCATCACTCTCGCAAGGAGCAGAAACGCCATCTTAAACCTCAAGCTATGCGTCAAGCAAAGGCACGAGCTAAAAACCTAATAGGACGGTTGAAAAACTGTCACAAGGGCTCACTGAAAGGTGGGTCTTTTTCGTATTATAGGTTCAGTTCAAACAAATCTCATGGCTGTCAACTACGAAATTAAAGGTCAGCTTGCTCGCCTGCTTGCTACCGAAGACCTCATTGTAGAGCACAAGAAGGTCTCTACAGCGTGTTTTAATGTCCATACTCGTGTTTTGACCTTACCGCTCTGGGAACGGGCTTCTAACGCCATATACGACATGCTGGTGGCGCATGAAGTGGGACATGCTTTGTACACTCCTGATGAAGATTGGACAGAAGTTGTCAAAATTCCTCCTTCATTTGTGAACATTGTGGAAGA